GAAGATGATAGCAAAGTATGGAACATCATTCAGATCTCAACTTCATAACAAGATTGAAGAAACATTAGCAAGGAAGACATTCTTAGACATTGCTACCCTCAAGGCAAGCTCAAAGGACCACATGAAGGTTACAATAAATTTAAATCCTAGTGACTCTAGGGGCAAGAGGAGAGTGAAGGAGATAAGGGAAGACAACCCTCAACTATTGGGGAAGAGACCAAGGGTTATAACAGCATTGAGCCGGCTTATTCGGGAATACATGAAAGTGACAGGTGACAGAGAACCCACTTACCCAAAGTTGCTTGTTTACTGCTGTGAAGTATTACACCAAAGAGGCTGGGTTTATAGTGATCTTTTCCCTAAAGATCAACATGGAGGAGACAGAGAAATTCATGTGATTGAAATCAAAGCAAGAATCATCCATTTTGCAGTAGAATCTGTTTCGAGAACTACAGCAACCTTCATGCCATCAGACAGTATAGGTGACCCAGGACTAAAAGACAGGTTCATGACAACTCATGAGAGGAAAGCAACTGCTGTTTTAGGTGAACACATCACCTTGTGTAAGTCAGCAGATGCATCTAAGTGGTGTCAAAGACACCATGTAAGCAAATTCTTCTTTGACATGTCAAGAATAACGAAGGGAACTGACATACCTTACCTTATGTATCTATTCTTCTGGCTATGGACAGAGAAGAGAATTGCTATACCTGAGGATTTGGTGGACATACTTGAAGGATCTCGAAATACTGTATCTTCCAACCCTACCTTTAAAAGACTTGGGAAGTCCTTCTGGGAAGGTTCTGATCCATTTGTAAAGAAATCTACCAATTTGATTAAAATTGAAGATGGTATGTTCCAGGGTCTGCCTCACCTCACTAGCACTGTCATTCATGGAGGAATAAATGAGTCAGTAGAAGTTAATTGCACTATCCATTTGAGTGAACTAGGCATAGACAATGTGAGTTCAGTGATACAAGGCAGTGACGATTCTGCTATGTGCATCAGCATAAAGAAGTCTGATAGAAAGTCTTTGTTATGGGTCCAGGCCTGTTTGAAATGGAAAGAGAATGTTGCTGAATACATGTCCATATGGACCAGTGAAGCAAAATCAAGCATTGGTACTATCAACCTGATGGAGTACAACTCTGAATGGTGGGTGGATGGGAAGGTA